GGGCGCGGCGGTGCAAGACCCGGTGCGGGAAGGAAGAAAGCCGCAGTCAAGGACAAAGCCGAGAACGGTAATCCCGGCGGCAGAAAACTTGAAGTGCTGGATATTCCCGAAGTCGAGGGTGTTGTGATGCCAAAGCCCCATGATTTTCTTTCTGCCGAGCAGCGGGACGGCAGCGTCCTGCAGGCACAGGAAATTTACACGGAAACCTGGCAATGGCTCAAAGGTATCGGCTGCGCCGCAAAGGTGTCACCGCAGCTCTTGGAGCGATACGCCATGTGTTCCGCCCGTTGGGTGCAGTGCGAGGAAATGACCAACCGCATGGGCTTTCTCTCCAAGCATCCTACCACGGGAAAGCCGATCCCGTCCCCATTTATCAACATCGGCATCAACTACATGAATCAGGCGGTTCGGCTCTGGAATGAGATATTCCAGATCGTGAAAGAAAACTGCAGCACGGAATACGGCGAGTCCACACCGCAGGATGACCTTATGGAGCGTCTGCTCCGTGCGAGAAAGGGGTAACACCATGTTTGAAAAAGTGAATCCGCGCCACCCGGACAAGGTGGCAGACAGAATCGCCGGTGCGCTCGTTGACCTGGCGTACAGAAAAGAAACCGATCCCCGCATTGCCGTGGAGGTCCTCATCGGCCACGGCGTGTGCCACATCATTGCGGAAAGTTCCGTTGCGCTGGACAAGGCGGATGTGACCGCCGCCGTTCACCGCATTGCCGGAAACCTCGCCGTGGATTATGTGGAGGTGCCGCAGGACGGTCACCTTGCCAACAACCAGGCAGACGGTATCCGCTGCGGTGACAACGGCATCTTTAAGGGAATGCCCGTGACCGGGGAACAGAAAAAGCTCTCGCAGATCGCACGGGATATTTTCTCCGTGTATCCCTATGATGGGAAGTACATTCTGGGCGGCGACCGGCTCATCCTCTGTCAGAGCAATGCCGAGACACAGCATCTGCGTGAGATTTATCCCGATGCGGAGATCAATCCGCTCGGCGACTGGACGGGCGGTACCGATGTGGACACCGGCGCTACCAACCGCAAGCTCGGCTCGGATATGGCCGACTCGGTGACCGGCGGCGGTCTGCACGGCAAGGATCTGTCCAAGGCGGATGTGTCTGTGAATATCTACGCTTTCCTCAAAGCTCAGGAAACCGGCAAGCCCGTGACGCTCTGCTGCGCCATTGGGGACGATACCGTGGATGGCAGACCCTACGCCGAAATCGTGGAGATCGCTCGGAACTACATCCGCTCGGTCGGCGGCTTCGAGAAGTTTGCGGAATGGGGGCTTGTCTGATGAAAACAACGACCGAAATGCAGCTCGTTCCCATCACGAAGCTGGTTCCCTATGTCAACAACGCCCGGACACACAGTCCGGAGCAGATCAACAAGCTCCGCTCCTCGCTCCGTGAGTTCGGTTTTATCAATCCCGTCATCATCGACCGTGACTATGGCGTGATTGCCGGTCACGGTCGTATTCTTGCCGCTAAGGAGGAAGGCATCTCTGAGGTACCGTGCGTCTTTGCCGACCACCTTACGGAAGCCCAGAAAAAAGCCTACATCATTGCCGACAACCGTATGGCGATGGACGCAGGCTGGGACGAAGAGCTTCTGCGTGTGGAGATCGGGTCCTTGCAGGCGGCAGACTTTGACCCGCTCCTCACCGGCTTTGATGAAAAGGAACTGTCCAAGCTCTTTGACGACGGCATTGAAGCCGAAGAGGATGACTTTGATGTGGATGCCGAACTGCAAAAACCGACCTTTTCAAAACCGGGCGATGTATGGACACTTGGCAGACACAGACTCATCTGCGGCGACAGCACAAAAGAAGAAACCTACACCGCCCTTATGGACGGCCGCAAGGCAAACCTCGTCATTACCGACCCGCCCTACAATGTGAACTACGAGGGCAGCGCCGGAAAAATCAAAAACGACAACATGGCATCTGAGAAGTTTTTTGACTTCCTCTTCGATGCTTTTTCCAATATGGAGAAGGTCATGGCGGACGATGCCTCCATCTATGTGTTCCACGCCGATACTGAAGGGCTGAACTTCCGCAAGGCATTTGACGCTGCCGGGTTCTATCTCTCTGGGTGCTGTATCTGGAAGAAACAGTCGTTGGTGCTGGGCCGCTCCCCGTACCAGTGGCAGCACGAGCCGTGCCTTTACGGTTGGAAGAAGAAAGGTAAGCACCAGTGGTATACGGGGCGCAAAGAGTCCACCATCTGGGAATTCGACAAGCCCAAGAAAAACGGAGACCACCCCACCATGAAGCCGATTCCGCTTTTAGTCTATCCAATTCAGAACAGCTCTATGGCAAACTCCGTGGTGCTCGACCCCTTCGGCGGCTCCGGTTCTACGCTCATTGCCTGTGAGCAGACCGACCGCATCTGCTGTACCATCGAACTGGATGAGAAGTTCTGCGATGTCATTGTCCGCAGATACATAGAGCAGGTCGGCACGGATGAAAAGGTCAGCGTTCTGCGTGACGGCAAGGAATACAAGTACAGCGAGGTAGCACCACATGACGAATAAGCCTTTGACCCTCGGAAGCCTGTTTGATGGCTCCGGGGGCTTTCCTTTAGGAGGGCTGCTTGCCGGTATCACTCCCGTATGGGCATCGGAAATAGAGCCGTTTCCCATTCGGGTGACCACCAAGCGCCTGCCATTTATGAAGCACTACGGAAATATCTCCGCTATGGACGGCGGCAGGATCGAACCCGTGGACATTATCACCTTCGGCTCACCGTGCCAGGACATGAGCATCGCCGGTCGAAGGGACGGTCTGGACGGACAGCGTTCAAGTCTTTTTTATGAAGCCGTCCGAATTATCAAAGAAATGAGGTGTGCCACCGATGGCAGATATCCAAGATACATTGTATGGGAGAACGTCCCCGGCGCCTTCTCCTCGAACAAGGGCGAGGACTTCAAAGCTGTCCTTGAAGCGGTCATCGGCATCGCCGAGCCGAATGCCCAGGTGCCTATGCCTGAAAAGGCACGATGGCCCTACGCCGACCTTTACATGGGAGACGGATGGAGCGTTGCGTACCGAACTCTTGACGCGCAATACTGGGGAATTCCCCAGCGAAGACGCCGCATCTACCTTGTCGCAGATCTTGCAGGCAGAAGTGCCGGAAAAATACTATTTGAGTCAGAAGGCTTGTCTGGGTATTCTGCGGAGGGCTTCCGCTCGTGGCAAAGAGCTGCCGGAAGTTTTACGCCTTGCGCTGGAGCGGCAGGCTATGACGGATACAACGGCAGTCTGACCGAGGAGGTTTCTTCCACCCTCGGCGTGAACTGCGGAATGTCTACCGGTCGCAACGGCATCGTGCTGAACGACCAGGGCGGTAACCGCATGGACATCACAGAGGAGGTCACCTCCACACTCCGAGCAGAAGCACACCATCCGCCCTGCGTGATGGAGTCGGCAGGATTTTGCACCGAGCATTCCGCAAAGAGCCGTACCATTGGCTATGAGGAGGAATGCTCTCCCACGCTCCGTGCAGGCGTTGTTCCTGCGGCGGTGGCGCTGGAAAACCATCCGACCGACAGCAGGGTCAAACTTTCCGAGGACGGGAATGTACAGACACTGACTTCACGCATGGGTACAGGTGGCAACAATGTGCCGCTTGTGATGAAGATCCGCTCCGGCTGCGAAGGCGGCGGCAAGGGTGCGCTCATTCAGGAGAACAAATCTGCCACCCTGTCATGCAACAACGACCAGACGCTGTTCGAGCCTTGCGGCTGGGACGGCGGACAGGTTTCTCCGACCCTCACCAAGCAGAATGCCGGAGGAAATCAGAGGATGCCGGACAAAGACAATTTCACTTGCGTCCTTCAGCCATTCGGCATCTGCTCC